ATTGCAACCATTGGTAACCATATCTTCTATAAATAACATGAATATTCTAGACAAACTCAGAGATCCAAATTATAAATTTAGTTTGGATTTTATTAATCTACAGAAAATTTCGGAATTTTGTAGAACCAAGCTTACAGCTGCCACAGCAGAGACCATAGCCTGGATTGGTTTAATTTTAATACATGCCAGCACAGTTCCTACTCTTCTGGCAGTCATGAGCGGATTAACTGAGAAGATGCCGCCCATAGATCTAGTATTATTTGTATGGGCTGGTTTAAGTTTGTTTTTTGTTCGAGCTGCTATTCTCAAGGACATGGTCATGGTCATTACCATAGGATTTGGTTTTGTAGTACATGCAGCTATGCTGGCGCTAATTACTTTCAAATAATGCCAGTCTTTCAGGCCTACATTCAGCGCATGGTTGGGCTGAACAACAGCAGAAAAACTTCTGTGAACATTCACAGGGATTCTAATCCCAACAGACCAGGCTTCTCTACCTGGAACATAACACCCAATGTCGAAACCCAAACTGGGTTTAGCCCCAGTGAGCTAGACCCCAGTGTTTCGGACATTTATTATGATAACCTATTGACAGAAAACTTTAGAGATGTCATACTAGAAAATGGCGACAAATTAAAACTCGAAAGAGACGCTCGTGAACTCATAGGCCAGCACACCGGCATGTTCATACAGGCAGATTTTCATTCGCCCATACTTAAGACTGTCGAGGCTCCTACATCAGCAGTAGCCAAAGCATTATTCATAGCTCTGTATGGACCAGGATCAATCAAGAGCAGCATAGAACAGGTAAGTTGACATGACAGAAAATTTAACCGATACTTTAATCATAACCAAAAAGTTTAGAAACGCCAATGAATTTAGTATCTACATAGAAACTCAAGTACTAGAAAACAAGTCCGGTTACATGGACTGTATTATAAGCTATTGTGCCGAAGCCGACATTGACATCGAAAGCATTGGCAAGCTTATAACAACTAGTCTTAAAGAAAAGATACGCTGCGAAGCCGAAGAATTTAACTACATGAAACCTCGAGGAAAATTGCCCATATAATGAATAGTTTTAATGTGTATAAAACCTATCTGGCATTGAAATTACATTTTACTACCGACACCTATGATGTGTTTGAAAAACAGGGTCGAGTTAGGGCTAGTGCCAAATCCTTTAATAACAGAAAAGATCTTTTTAGTATTGAAAAAATCAGTAAAAAATATTCAGATGCCGAAATAGTTGACTTTTTAGTATCGAATTTCATAACTGGTGATCGTTGGGGCGGAGTTTTTGACGCCAGCGCACACGAAACCTATCTAACCTGGTTAGGCCGACAAGAAAGATTGGCATACCAGTTCAATGAAGATCTGTTGTATTTGTGCAACCATAGTACTAAATGGTCTGATCTTTTAGACTGTAGAAAAACCAGTCATCCATATATAATAAGAGCCTTTTTAGGTAATCATATTTGCATAGAAACTCTTACCATATTAGATGTATTGTCCGGCAAACAAATTACTGGCCTAGATCTAAATGATACTATTGTTTGGCCAGCATTAAAAAGAATCGTAACCAAATATGCACCCTTCCTCAGATTTGATGACCAAAAATTTAGAAGTGTCTTTGGACAGCGATTTACTGATGCATCGAATGACTCAGTTAGAACATCAGGTACAGCAACTGCTAGAGACTACAACACAGATGCAGGATCAGTACTTAAATCTAACTCAGCATATTCGAGAGACCCAAAGATACTTGATAAAATTAGCTCAAAACCACCATCAACTTTCCAAACGGGTCAGTCAGTGGCCCTATCTGACTATTTCATCTGAAGATAATGAAACATAAAATTGACTACGATACTGATAGAGAACATAAAATACATCGTTCTCCAAAATTAAAGACTTCTCGTATTGACAAACATAAGAATACCATATATACTTTAGCGGCAAGTTATAAAAAACGAGCCGTTGATTTAGATGATGATTTTGATGAAGCAACACTTTATTATGATACATTTACTAAACGACGTTAATACTACTTATACTTTACATACGGAGAAATACCATGGCATTTACAAGTCTTTCTGATCTACGCAAAAATCGCGGCGGCTTCGATAATCTAATCAAAGAAGTCGAAAGAATCAGCCAACCACAATCTGGCAATGACCGTTCAGATGATCGCTTCTGGCAACCCGAGGTTGATAAAGCCGGAAATGGATATGCAGTTATTCGTTTTCTGCCTCCCAGCAAGGGCGAAGAATTTCCTTTTGTTCGTGTCTGGAAGCATGCGTTTCAAGGACCCACTGGAAAATGGTACATTGAAAATAGTTTGACTACCATTGGGCAAAACGACCCAGTCGGTGAGCTCAATCAGGAACTTTGGAATTCTGGGGTTGAAGCCAACAAAGAAATCGCTCGTAAGCAAAAACGAAAGCTAGAATATATTGTAAATATTCTGGTAGTCAGCGATAGCAAGCGTCCCGAAAACGAAGGTAAGGTTTTCTTATTTAAATTTGGTAAGAAAATTTGGGATAAGATCAAAGACGTAACCGAACCTCAGTTTGAAGATGAAAAGCCCATTAATCCTTTTGATTTCTGGGAAGGCGCTAACTTCAAACTAAAAATTCGCAATGTCGAAGGCTACAGAAACTATGACAAATCCGAATTCGATAAACCCAGCGCCATTAGTGATAATGATGCTGACATCGAACGGATCTGGTCAGACCAACATAGCCTAATTGATTTTCATCATGCCAAGCATTTCAAGAGCTATGATGAACTTAAGAAAAAATTAGATAGTGTTTTAAATGCTCC